ATTAACTTTAACAGATAATAGTAATATTAGTACTGGTAATGTATTTGGTAATGCTGGAAGAGTTTACCAAATAGTATCAGGATCAGAAGGAAACATTTATACTGGGGTTAAAGCCTCAGGATTTTCTGCTAATTCTGGATCTTATGGTTTATTTTTACCTGATGTAGGTTTAATATTATTAAATGGAGCAGCATTAGATGGCCCTACAGCAGGGGGAGGTATAAATTTAGGTACAGGTAGAGCTAATAATACTAATAATCAAAATATGTCTAAACTATTTGCTGCTCTTTCAGGAAGTATTTTTGCAAATAATAATACTTTTAGATTAAATTCTCAAGAAACATTAGCATCAGATTTTTATTTTGTAAGAGCTCAAAATTCAGAATTTAATTATTCATCAAATCCATCATTTGTTTCAGGTTCAACAGGACAATTGTTATGGTCTACTATGCAAAATAATCCACAAACTTTTATAACAACTGTTGGTTTATATAATGGAGCAAATGAATTGTGTGCTGTAGCTAAATTAAGCAGACCATTAGTTAAAGATTTTACAAAAGAACTACTTGTTAGAGTTAAATTAGATTACTAAAATGTATGTCAGCGTACAAACAATTTACCACAAAGGATATTGTAATAACTCCTTTTTCAGCAAATAAAGGATTTAGATTTATAGGAAATGCCATGACGGCATCTAATGTAGGAATTGAAGTTTATTTCGGCACTCAACCCCCAGCTAATAAATTAATATTTGAAACTTCCCAACAATCTATATGGAATGCAGCTTATGGATCTACAGTTTCAGGATCCCAAAATGCTACAGGATTTGTAAATAAATTAAATACAAATTCTGTTTATTCAAGTGTAATGCAACTTTATTACTCTAATTATTTTGGGAGCCAATCAGGAAGTTTAGTTGCTACTTCAAGTTTATTATATGGTTTACCTGGTCCTCAAAATAATACGTTTGCTGAATATAACAATCTTAATTTAGGTATTGAAGGATCAAATAATATGCCTATTGGAGCTGTAAAAAGTCCTCAATATGATAATTATCTATCAAGTACTATTACTCAAACTAGAACAGCATTATTAGGAGAAGATATTTTTATATCTGGTAATTTTAATAATAATTTTATATCATTAATCTCAATTCCTTCAAAATTGTGGGGCAATAATATTGAACCTCAAAGTGTAAGTATAGAATATGCTGCAAGTGGACTTACATACACAGCCCATGATGATGGAAATGGAAATTTACTTATTTCAGAACCCACAACCCCAATTAATAATCAGTATTGTGGTAATGTAATTTATGAACATGGGAATGTAATTGTAACCCCTATAAGTTCATCTAATGAATATGCATCATCTGTAGTGGATCTTGCTGCTGTAGGACAAGCTGTTTTAAGTGGGCAAGATGGTTATACTGGAACAAACAAATTACAAAATCTTACAGTAGGATTTTCATCATCAGTTACTTTATATGAACATCAATATAAATGTACAATAAGAGAAAATGAATTTGGTTATTCATTAAACCCCTCATTATTATCAGGTAGTCAATTAACACAACCTTTACCTGGAACCAATTATGTTTATAAAGATTTTGCAACAGGATCATATTTTAGTCCTTATATAACAACAGTAGGGTTGTATGATAATGATCAAAATTTATTAGCAATAGGAAAATTATCAGTTCCTACAAAAGTCCCAATGAATGCTGATTTAGAAATTCAAGTAGCATTTGATTCTATATAATGTCCTGGACTTATAATAAAAAAGAAATAACTAGCATAAACCAGTTAGAAAAAGAAATTATGGGATTTGTTTATAGAATAGATCATATTCCTTCTAATAAATCTTATGTTGGTAAAAAATTTCTTGTATTTACTCGTAAACAAAAGTTAGGAAAAAAAGAATTAAAATTATTTGAGGGTCAAAAAGGTAGACCTCCTAAATTTAAAATAGTTTCAAAAGAATCAGATTGGAAAACTTATTGGAGTTCAAATAAACAACTATTAGAATTAGTTAAAAATGAACCTAAAGAAAATTTTAAACGTACAATTTTACATTTTGCTACTAGTAAAAAAGAATTAACTTATTTTGAAACTAAATATCAATTTTTATATGAAGTTTTAGAAAAATCTAATGAATTTTTTAATGATAACATTTTAGGAAAATTTTTTTCACGTGACTTTGGAGATATAAGTTAGTATTCGTACATTCACCATATGATAAATGAACTACTAGTAAACTTAGTAAGTAAAGTATTAGGTCAAGGTAAACAAACTGCTCGGGGTAATAGAGCATTTCACTGTCCCCTATGCAATCATTCTAAACCAAAATTAGAAATTAATTTTACAGATAATAAAAAAGGCCACCATCCCTGGCATTGTTGGGTTTGTAATGAAAAAGGTAAGTATTTAAATATTTTATTTAAAAAAATAAAAGCATCATCTGAGTATTTTGATGAATTGAAATCTCTAGTAAAAACAGGATATCAAGTTAATGATATAAAAGTAATTAAATATGATTTAAAATTACCAAAAGAATTTATTCCTATAGTAAATAATAGTAAAAATATAATAGGAAAACAAGCATGGGTTTATTTAAAAAATAGAGGTATAACTATTGAAGACATTGAAAAATACAATATAGGATATTGCGAATATGGTAGATATGCTAAAATGATAATTATACCATCTTATGATAAAAATGGTAAATTAAATTACTATACTGGTAGATCCTTTGAAAAAGACCCATATACTAAATATAAAAACCCAGAAGCATCAAGAAATATAATACCAAATGAACATTTAATAAATTGGTCATTACCCCTTGTAATATGTGAAGGTATGTTTGATGCTATTGCTATAAAACGTAATGCCATACCTTTATTAGGTAAAAATATTCAATCAGAATTAATGAAAAAAATAGTAACCTCAACTATTAAAAAAATATATATAGCTTTAGATACAGATGCTATGAAACAAGCTATAAATTTTTCTGAAAAATTCTTAAATGAGGGAAAAGAAGTTTACTTAATAGATTTAAAGGGGAAAGACCCCAGTGAAATAGGATTTTCCAATTTTACTAATTTAATTCAAAACACCTATCCATTAACTTCATATCAATTAATGGAAAGGAAATTACAATTAATATGAAAAAAAGAAATATTAAAAAATCCTATAATAGGATTTTAGAAATTAGTGAAGACTCAAAACAAATAACTCTTCCTGATGCAAGGTATTATAGAAGAAATGGTAAATATTATCCTTCTATAACCTATGTTTTAAGTTGTTACCCAAAAGGTAAACATTTTCAAGACTGGTTAAAAAAAGTAGGTTTTAGTGCTGATTGGATTGTTAAAAAAGCAGCAGAAGAAGGTACTCAAGTACATGAAATGATTGAAGATTATCTTAATGGTAAAGAATTAAATTTTTTAAATGATGGAGTACCTATGTATAATCCTGATGTTTGGCAAATGTTTTTAAAATTTGTTGATTTTTGGGAAAAATACAATCCAACATTAATTGAAGCAGAAGTACATTTATTTTCAGATAAAATAAAAGTAGCAGGTACTTGTGATTTAGTGTGTGAAATAGAAATAGATGGTAAAACTGAAATGTGGATTATAGATTTTAAAACCTCAAATAATTTACAAATAACCTATGATTTACAAGGAGCTATCTACGCTCAGTGCTATGAAGAATGTTATGGTAAAGATGTAGATAGAGTAGGAGTATTATGGTTAAAATCAAAATCTAGGGGAGAAGATAAAACAGGTAAAAAAATAAAGGGTAAAGGGTGGGAAATGCATGAATCAAAAAGAACGCAAGAAGAAAATTTAGATATTTTTAATACCGTTAAAAAATTATTTGATTTAGAATTTCCTAAACATTCTCCTACATTTACAGAATTTAAAACTACAGCTAAGAGAGATTTATAATATTTATAATAAAATACTATGATAAGCTTAGTTCAAATTTTAAATGAAGCAATTGGTAAACCTAAAGCAATCATATTAGCAGGTGCACCAGGAGCAGGTAAAGGATATATTTTAAGAGGTCTAGATTTAAGTGGTTTAAAAATTTTAAATTTAGATAATCGCTATATGAGTTTATTAAAAAAAGCAAATGTATCCCTAGATTTAAAAAATGCAACACCTGAAGAAAGAAGTAAAGGAGCTAAAGCTATGGCTCAAGCAAATAAAGAATTTAAAGGTGATATAGAAAATACAATTAAAGGTAAAGAATCATTTATATTAGATGGTACATCAGCTTCATTTAATAATACTGTTAAATTAAAAGATGAATTAGAAGAAGCAGGATATAAAGTATTTATGCTTTATGTTTATACTGACTTAGAGCGTTCATTATCTCAAAATCAAAATCGATATGAAAAATCAAAGGGTGAAGACAGAAGTTTAGCCCCAGCTATTGTAATGAGTACTTGGAAGAGTGTAACTAATAACTTACCTAAATATGCTAGTTTATTTGGTAATAATTTTGTAGCTGTTGCTAATACTTTAGAAGGTACTAAAATAACAGATATAAATAAAATTATTAAAAAATACCTTGACCCTTTTAAACCACAAGGTACTTTACCTAAATCACCATCTCAACAAAAGCGTTCTGACGAAAGAAAAGCTAAAGATAAAAAAGAAATTCAGGCTATGTTAGATGATAATTTTATATATGATGTAATAAAATACACAATGTCTAAAGAAGAAGCACAAATAAAAATAGAACAATTTTTACGTTCATGAATAAATTAACAAAATCATTATTAGAAGGGCTATTGCCTGAAAATAAAAATAAAATAGTTGCTTTATATGGTGGGGGTTTTAAACCTCCTATAGGAGGACATTTTGAAGTAGTAGATGAAGCTTTAAAACAATATCCTGAAATTGATGAGTTGATAATATTAGTAGGTAGTGGTGAAAGAAATGGTATATCTCAAGCAGAAGCTATATTGATTTGGGAAATTTATCAAAATTACTTACCATCAAAAGTTAAAATACAACCTTCAAAAATGCCTATTGGTGATATTTATAGCTTTGCTAAAAATAATCCTCAAGATATTATTTATTGGATAATAGGTAAAAGAGAAGGAGCTGATGATGACGAAAAAGATATAATAGATAGAGCAAAAGCCCTAAATAAAAATCCTGAAAAATATAATAATTTAGATTTAAAAGTTGTTACTACACAAGATGAAGGTATGAGAGGTAGAAACGCTAGAGAAGCAGCTAAAAAGGGAAAATTATATTTTACCCCATTCCTACCAGATATTTTATCAAAAGAAGATAAAGAAATGGTATTTAATATAGTTTCACCTGTATTAAATGAAAATGCTACATATTCTAGTGAAATAGATTATAAACAAATGATTCGGGATTTAACAGATTATATGATAGAAAAAGGTAGAAATATAGAACCTTTACCTAAAATAGAATTTATAGATGGTGATTCTGAAAATGCAAAAGATTTTTTTGGGAAAACAGCTTAT